CGTAATTCCCGGTGCTGGCGTTGCGGGCGTCATCCCCGGTGCTGGCGTTGTGGGCGTAATTCCCGGTGCTGGCGTTGTGGGCGTAATTCCCGGTGCTGGCGTCCTTCTTGTTGATTAAATCTTTGAACCAGCCTGAGATATGCCAATCGACCGACACTTTGATGAAATCGCAAAGGCTGAGTTCTGCTTTGATGTTCAGTTTCGAAGCGACGGTTTTGCTGTCATCGTCTTTAACTTCGCCGTCCATTTCGACAATGGCGAAGCGGTTACCGTTTTCGATTGGATAAAAATCAAGAACGTCGCTAGGGTTTTGGCAGGCATGGAAGCCGCTTCCACACATTTCGACCGGGCCGTTATGCTCGAACGATTTGCCGACTTCGTACTGAAAGCCACGGCACTTAAGGTCTTTGTCAAATCCTTTGTAGGCGATAATTGGCCCGGACATCACACATCCTTTCGATTGGAATAACACTCAATAAAGCGGGCCGTGACCCGCTTTGATCAGTGCTGTGCTACTGCATTCAAATTGACATGCAAAACCGGCGTCCGAACCTCGTGCGGCTCCCAAGTGTCGATGTCGATCCGGCCCTCAGAGTGGGCTTTGACAACATCGGCATCGATCAGGGCGTACATCTGAGCGGTCGGCTCGACCCAAGTGAATGCGTTCTGAGACTTGGACCAAAGGGACACTTCAATGTCCTCAATGACCGGATCGCCGTTCTTGTCCTCAGATACGCGGCACTGGTACTCCACATCGGGAATGACCAGATCGTCGCGTACGGGAATGTCGATGGTGCCGAAGTGGGTGCTCATCACGCTCTCCTATGTTGCGCTGGGCGCGTTTCTCGCTGTGATGAATGTATATTAAGTTGGGATTATTCCCAAGTCAAGGGGGGAAAGTGGGATTTATCCCTATTAAAATGGGAAAGCGTGATTTGGTGCTATTTTGGGTAGGCCCTATCCGCGATAGGGATAGGAAATCTGCCAAACCTAACCATTGGAGTGATTGATGAAGGGATTATTCAACTGCAACATTAGTGTTGCGCCATGCCTGCTGAGAGCGGAGCGGCGTTTCCGCCGGGAACTAGCCCTTCCCTGATCTGTGCTCAGACCAACTCCGCATCCCGCGCGGGTAGGGTTTAATAGCACAATCCTATACTAAGGTATCATCCCCGTTTGGGGACTGTGAGGAGGGGCAGTGTATCTATTGCAAGAAAAAACTGATGCCTTTGTTATCTGTACGGCGTCGAATGCGCCTTTAAGATATCGCGTTGGCGAGGTTCTTAGAATCACTCTAAGTGATGGGAATGCCAACTGTTACAGGGTTTTGCTGGCGAGGTCAGGGCAGACGATCCTGCCCCCTGGCGTAGGTCCGCACACACAGGGAAGGGTGTACCGAATTATTGGCCGTCAAATGTCATATGACCCGGCAATTTTATAGATGTGGCGGACATTGTCCCGCGGGATTTGCTGGTCAATTTCCGGATTCAGCTGTGTAACGGTTATCGAGTCGCGGCCTATTTCCTGTAAAAGCCGTACTGTGGCGATGCCGTTATTCATCTCAATCAGGACATAATCAGTAACCTGAAACGGGCGAACGGGGTCAATAAGCAACAGCTCGCCGCGGTAATATCGAGGCTCCATATTCTTGCCGGTAACATAGCAAGCAAAAGCCTTTGTGTTGTTTGCCAGAATTGCCGGCCGGGCGATGAAGTCGATCGGATCCCCGCGGTTTAGTTCGAAATTGTCTGAAATGGTGCTGGGGTCACCGTAAATAGGCAGGTCTTGCGGTGCGCCTTGCGCCACGGTGCGATGCAGCTTTTCCTTTGCCCTGAAGGCATCGGGCTTATTGTCGCCGTAAATCAGCACTTGCGGGTCAACCCCGATCGCGTTGGCTATGCGGGTCAGGGTTTCCATGCGCGGGCTTTTGGCCCTTCGCTTGACAATGTCCGAGACAGCGGTTTCGCCAAGCCCGGCCTCAAGGGATACGGGCTTCATTTTCAGGTTGCGCTCTTTCAATAGGCGGGCCAGCCGCTCTGGAATATCTTCTGTCATGGTGGGAGAAAATTCCCATTTTCCCAATCTTTTGTCACTTTGGAAAAAAGATGCTTGCAACTTGGGATTAATCCCATTATTATCCAAAGCATCATGAGCAAACATATCGAAAACCTACTGGCAAAGATCGAGACATACTGTAAGGGCCGGGGCATCAAAACCTCGACATTCGGCAAACTCGCCATGAACGACGGTAAGTTTGTGCAACGGCTCAAAGATGGCGGTTCTGTTCGGGTTGAAACCATTGACCGCCTCGAAACCTTTATGAGCTCAGACGAAAAAGCCGCCTAAGAATTCCCGGCGCGTGTAACCCCTGACACGCAATGGGCATCGGGGCCACGCCGTTATGTGGCAAACGTGACCTCCCTGAAAAACTAGGCCGGGACTTGTTGTCCCTCAACGCGAAGTCCCGGCCCTTTTTTCGGAGAGCAGAAGTCCGGGGAGCAAAACCGGACAAGTTGAACGCTATCAGGCCCGCGCAAAAGCGTCTTGTGAAATAGCCATCAGGAAAAACCACAAATGACCAAGAAACGCAGACCAGTCACCGAACACAGCGCAATCGCACTGACCGTTGCGCAGCTTTCAGACCTCGACATTGCAGACGCAACCGGCAAGAGCGTGTCCTATTACCGCCAGTGTTCCGACCCGGATATTTCGACCCACAACATCAGCTTTATTGATGCCGCCAAGCTGGCAGGCAAGCTTTCCGAAACCGGTCACGCAGAGCATTTCTCCGAAGCGTTCCGCAATCTGGTCAACCGTTTCTCTGGCAAGCAATCAAGCCCGGTCGATGACATCGACGCGATTGTTTCGACCATGACCGGCTGCCAGATGGTGGCGGAATCCATCCGCGCAAGCCGTTGCCCGCACGGTCCGGCAGGCCACGAGCGCACATCATCCGAAATTGACGAGATCGTTGGTCACGCCGCTGACCTGATCGCTGAATTGCGCCGGACGATCAAAAGCTTGGAAGCCGAGCGCGACAATACCGTTATTTCGATCAAGACCGCTTAACCAAGGAAGGGACAGTGATGAAACTCCCACTGCACATCAAACCAAACGACCGGTCGCCCGAAGCAATCCAGAAGCGCGCCGATCATTGGGTCAACATGGCGCAACTCAATCCGAAAGGGTTCCGTCAGCCGGTTACATCGAAACGTCGGCAGCACGAAACCGGACCTCACACCCGGATGCAAGCCCTCGTTCAAGAGGCTTACGGCGACTAACCCCAACCAAGGAGGCCACCATGCACGGTTCTGACCCTCCGAAAGACGCAACCCGCCTGCACCGCTGGCCCATGGAGCAAGTCTGGTGATCTGGCAACCCACACAACAAGCCCGACCCCGATTTGAAGATTGGGGCGGGCCTTTAGGGTGACAGCCCGGTGGCCAAGAGGGTGCCAACGAAGCGGGCAGATAGAGGAGAAACACATGAAACCCAATGGTGGAGACTGACCATGAGCCGCGCAGGGTAATGCCTGCATCTTTCTGACCCCATGTGCCGGGCCAATCCCCTTTAAGGCCCGGCACCGCCTTAGCGGCGAGACCATCAGGCGAAGGATCAGCCTACCGTAGAGTTGTACCGGATTGCTCTGCGCTATGCCCTTGGGGTGGTCTCACCGGTGCGGCGGCAAACGCCACGAGGGTTGCCCTCGGTACTGCGGCGGACGTTTCGGTCAGTGCACAGCCGGATCGTTACCGAACACTGCAAAGGTTCAATACAGGAACCGCACCACCCCGCCGAGTTTGGCGGAATACGAGCAAACAAGAGCAGAGCAAATGCAGATCAAACTTCCATGGCCGCATAAAGACCTGTCACCGAATGCAAGGGTTCATCACCACGCATTGGCACGGGTCAATGCTGCCTACAAGGAAGTCTGCATGTGGGAATGCAAGGCGCAACGTCTGGGTCCAATAGATGCTGATGCCTTGCATATCTCCATCACGTTCTGCCCACCGGATAATCGCCGCCGTGACCTCGATAATATGCTGGCGAGCATCAAAGCAGCATGTGACGCGATTTCGGCAGTTACTGGCGTCGATGACAGCAAATGGTCGATTGCAATCCGAAAGGGCGAGAAGGGCGGTTACGTCCAGTTCGATATCTCACCCCGTCCGATGGCAACCGAAGAACAGCAGATCGCCCAATGCAAGGTCTGCAAAGCAATCAACCACGCCAAAAAGCACAACGCGGAAATGTATCGTCGTTTAACGGCTTTGTTGGCGGCAGCGGAGGCAAGTGAGTGATGGACAGAGATTACCGGCTAGTCGAAAGCGCCTCGTTCGGACCAATTCAATACGGCGTGCAATTAGGCAATGACGGCGGCTTTATGCTGCACGGAGGTATTCCTGATCGCGAGAAGCATGCTCGCCTTTTATCAGCGGCACCTAAGCTTCTGGCGGCATTGCATAACATGCTTGAAGACGGCGACAAAACCGACCGTGAGCAGGCGTTGCAGGCCATTCGTGATGCGGAGGGCAGTTCTTCATGACCACCCAACCCTTCACCCCTGAACAGGAATGGCAATTCGCCTGCGCGCAACTTGCAGAAGCCAAGAAGCGCCGGATCAACATGGACCTGTCTGGATACTTCAAGCGCGTCCGTGAAACCAATCTCGCCGCATTGCGGGCGGAAATCGAAAAGGAGCAGGCCAGTGGCCGGATCAGTCAATAAAGTTATCCTCGTCGGGAACCTCGGGCGCGATCCTGAAATCCGCTTTACCCAAGCTGGCAAAAAGATCGCCAATTTCAGCATTGCGACCTCCGAACAGTGGCGCGACCGTCAGTCTGGTGAACGCCGCGAACGTACCGAATGGCATCGCATTGTCGTCTTCAACGAAGGCCTTGCAGACGTTGTCGAACGCTTCGTCAAAAAAGGCAGCAAGCTCTACATCGAAGGTCAACTGCGCACCCGCAAATGGCAGGGACAGGACGGCAAGGACAACTACAGCACCGAAGTTGTGCTGGAAGGTTTCAACAGCAACCTGACCATGCTTGACAGCCAAGGGCAGGGCGATGGCGGCGGGTCGTCCAACAACGACGGCGGCAGCTTCGGATCCGGCAGCGATACCGGATGGGGCAACGGCCAAACCGGCGCACCCGATCTTGACGATGAAATCCCGTTCTGAGGAGCAAACCCATGACAACAGAAGCACAACGCAAGAAGGCACGCCGCCTCGTAAAGTCCCTGCACAGCCAAGGCAACAGCCGTCAAGCAGTCATCAATGCAGTTGCGGAATCATGCGGCATAAGCCTCCTTTCTGCGCGCAACATCGTCTCATTCAGCGGTTTGTTTGACCGTGTTCACTGCAACAAGAACCTGTACGGGCAGCAGGAAGAAACAAAAGCCGCCCAGGCATGGTCAAGTCTGTCACCCAACATCGACACCAGCAAACACCCGTATTACCGCGCCGCCAGCATTTTGACCGAGAAAGGCATTCCGGCAGAGGTTCGTGAAGGCGTTTGCTATCGCAATGGCTTTCCGTGGCCGGCCATGAAGTTTCTGGCAGAGGCCGGGGTGGAGCTGGGTTGATGAGCAACTTCGTAGCCGCACAGCGCGACCGGTTTAAGCATCCTCTGTTTCGCTCTGAGAAGCTCTGCCGACTGGCGGCATGGGACTGGATCGTTGCGCATGCCGTGTGGCGTCGTGAGGGCCTTAGAACGGATATCGCAGGAAAGACTGTCCTGTTGAAACGCGGGCAACTCTCCTATTCGGTTCGATATCTGGCAGATGCTTGGAAGTGGAGCAAGTCCAGCGTTGACCGGTTCCTTGCCCGTCTCGAAACCGAGACAATGATTGAGACAGACACCGGGACAGGTCAGTTGATCATAACTGTCTGTAATTACGATAAGTATCAGGACAGCGAAGAAGCAACCGGGACGGTAGCCGAACCACCAAGCGGGACAGCAGCGGGACAGCAGCGGGACAGCAGCGGGACAAATAAGAACAAGGATAACCAAGAGAACAAAGAAAGAGAGAGAGACGCGCGAGATGAAAACGAAGCTTGGGTCATGGAAGAAGGGCAAGCTTACCTGATCGCATTTGGATCGTCGGAATCTCAGGCAAGGGCTATCACCAGCGACTGGCTGAAAACCTATCCTGCCAAGCAAGTCTTCGACGCGATGAAACAAGCGCAGGCGTGTGGCGCTATGTCTCCACCGGCCTACGTCGCGAAAGTTTTGCGCAACGGCCAGTATTCAAACCTGCACACATTCCCGGCCGGGCGGCAGAAGGCTCGCAACGACCCTGATAATTCCGGAATCGAAGCGATACGGGCAAGACGCGCAGCACTGCGAGAGGAGGCTTGACGTGACCATCAATCCGCAAATCATCGAGATCGTGGATCGCATCAACGACGCTTGGCCGTTCAAAATGACGGATGGGGCGAAGGTTGAATACCAGGATCGCTTGAACGGTCTGGACCCGAAGTCCCTGAACGCCACCATCGACGAAATGGTTGATGTCCTGTCCGAGCGCCCGAGCATCAACAAAATCAAGGTTGCTTACGACAAGCACCGCCCGATGACCAAGAAGCTGGCAGCCGAAAAGCCGGTATCTCCGCTTGATCGCGCGCAAGTCATGTTGCAGCAAAACTTGAATCGGTTGATGACCTGCCCGGCAATCAATCAGATCCCGACGCTGGCCGGAAAATCGAAATTCAAGCTCCACCTGAAAGCCGTGGCGTTCATCCAGTGCCAAGGCGCGGTCGGTGGAATGAAATCGGGTATCGCATACAGCGCAATTGACGCTTGCGGGTATGGCGCATGGGGCGATGACAACCAGTGCCGCCGGATGGTGCGTGATTGGTTTGAAGATGGTCGGCAGTACGGTGGGCCAAACGGCGCATACAACGCTGCCTGCCTCGCATACTGCAAAACACTTCCGGAGTTCGAGAACGTCAGCGAAGTGCGCGATGCCATGGCGCGCGGCAAGACCGGCGTTAAGCAAATGCCGAAAGACAATTTCGAGAAAGAGCAGCAGTTCGGGGCAGCATCATGAAATTCATCATCCAAGGCTGTGAGCCCGGCATCTCTGGCGGCCTGATCATCAGCCACAAGGAAAGCGTTGAAGATTTCAGCATGGCCCGTGCCCGCGCTCGGATGCTGGCAGCGCAGAAAGCTCACCCAATCGTTCGCATCGTTGCCGAGGGCGCGTTGCTTATCAAGGCAGAGGAGGTGGTGGAGTGAACGTGATCGAAAAAATGGCCCGCGACATTTGCGCCAAAGGCGGGACTTCGTTTTGTCAGTGTGTCGGGATGGGTCAAGGATGCAAGGCAGGATGTGGACAATCTCCCATTTGGCAGAACTGCCAAGCCGACACTGCCCAGCTTCAACTCTCTGGCGCATTGACCCTCGCGGAAAGCCAGTACGCTATAGCAAGCAGCGAGCCGATCGAAGAAACGGAACACGAGCGCCGTCTCCGCGAACTATCCGAACCACCATACGGCACCAAAATCACGATCAACCAAGAATCACTGGACTACCGGCAAACACCGAGCAAGTGAGCAGCAGGAGTATACATGGCAGCAGTAGTACACCAAAACCGCCCAACACCTGAACGAGAATCACACGGCAAAGTGACGCACGGTGTTATGGCGGTAGAGGGGAACGTTCAACAGATGGTTTGGCGAGCAGGCGGCAAAGACTGGTTGCTTGCTCAGTACAACCGCAGCAACCTGACCAAATCGCAATTCGGGGCCGCAGTGGATTTCGAGGTTGCCCACGCGGCCTATCACCAGACTGAGGCAACGCGGTCGTTTCTTGATCCTGACGTGCTCGCCATGAAGATGATCAATGGTGCCAGCACCAAGGCAGCCACGGGCATGAGCGACACCCAACTGGACGCCCGCAAGGCCTATCGATCGATCATGAACAAGCTCGGCGACAGCGGGGTGAAATTCCTGGTGGCGGTCGTGATCGATGGCCGGGAGCCGCGCAACGCTGTGCCGGCCATGACCGGGGTTACCACTAAATCAGATGATCGCGTCGGCATGGGCATGCTGCGCTATTTGCTTAACGAGGTTGAGGAGGTTTTGAAGTGAGTGAGGACAAACCAAGAAACATTGGGATTATTGGGCATGTGGATCACGGTAAAACAACGCTTGCAGCGCTTATCGCCCGTCTCCATGAGTCAGCGAAGGAAGAAATGACGCCCGAAGAGGTTGCCAAGCAGAAAGCCTCTTTCGTTTACGGGCAACTCCCGCCGGATCACCCCATGAGCAAGGAGGATGTTGAGAACTATTTGGCAGGCAAAAAGGTATCTAACCCTTGACCACGCGTACACCTACATGTATGCTGTATGGAACGTTTACAAATTGCGTCCGCTGGTCGGGCGCTTTTTGATTCGTGCGGATGATCGAAAGATCGGGGACCGGCTGACCCTAGTTGTCACATCGCCCGGCTGGCAGACCGGATCGCGCTTATAAGTGCAGGGCCCCTTAGCCAACCGCACGAAACCCCAACATCTGAATGCGGCATAACCGTGTAGTAGGATGTTTCCGGCTGGTGCTGATCACTTCGTCACCTGATGACATAGGGCGGATTCAGTTAAACAGCGGCATGTGAGCGGCCAGCCCTTTATTCGTCACCGCGTAAAGCGGACTTGAAAGACCTCACCAGAGGCAACCCGCTTGGAGCGATCCGGGCGGGTTTTGTTTTGCTAAACGTGTTGCGAATCGGATGAAATTCCGATAGAATAAGGTTCTTGTGTATTACGTCTAAGCCTTTGTTGTCCGGCGCAAGCATGGATATCGAAGACTTTACAGAAAGAGGCAGTGCTGGCGTTCGCGGTTCTGCCTCTTTTTTGTTTGTTGAAGTTCTCGTTTTGTTCCGCTATCTGAAAGCAGGGACAGGGCCAAGAGGCCCGACATGGAAGAACTCGACAACACCGCGATAGGAACCATCTGGAACCATCGCGAATACGCCGCGATAGGCTGTGAATGCCAGTGCGGTCGCAAACGAACCGTCAACCTGTGGCGCGACATATGCAAGCGTCACCGAGGCGGTGAAACCCTGAAACAAGTCAAGGAAAGGCTCCGCTGCTCAAGCTGCGGTGAACGGCCCGTTGTGGCTGTTCTGCTGCGGTATGAGGAATTGGCGGGGTGGAAGTGATGGTTGCAGGACTAGACCAGCTTATCAAAGCTATGTTTGCGGTACTGATCGTTTCCGTACCGCTTGGCCTGTGGAAGCTGATTGATATCGCGGTCTGGATCTTCGATCACGTCTCAGTGGACTTTGGTTAATGGCTGACGTCATCCAGTTTAATGCCGCAGAGATTGGTGATGGAATATCTGTCCCGGTTAATGGCGTGCTTGAAGGCGCGAAGTCCGCCGATCTTGTTGCAGTAACTGTCATCGGCTGGACAAAGGAAGGCGAACGATACATCGCCAGCAGCCACGGCACTCGTGACGTTATCGCGGATTTGGAACTGGCAAAGATGCAGGCCACAGGGGCCGAGCTGGCGAAGATTTACGGCGAAGAGGACTGACATGAAAATCGCGGTCGTTTTCGTCATCCTCCTTTGCCTGGCTATCATTGGCGCAACGATCGGCGCTGTACGGTTCTTTGATAGACACGCCCCTTGGAATTAACCCCGCTTCGGCGGGATTTTTTGTGCCAACACCCGAAAGGACTGGCAAGTGAAGCTCACCGGCAAACAGCAAAGGTTCGTCGAGGAATACCTGATCGACCTCAATGTAACTCAGGCAGCAATCCGCGCCGGGTACAGCGAGAAAAGCGCCTATTCGACAGGGCACGACCTCCTGAAAAAACCTGAAATAGAAAATGCGATCCAAAAGGCGATGGACAAACGTTCAGAACGCACAGGAATTACGCAGGATCAGGTGCTTGCAGAGCTTGCCAAGATCGGCTTTCAGGACATTCGCAAAGCAGTACGCTGGGGGCGTTCGCCAATCGATGACACCAGCGAGAACGCTGACAAGAACGGCCTCGGCATTTACCCGATCGAACTGGTTCCGAGCGAGGAGATCGACGACGACACCGCTGCGGCTGTGTCCGAGGTTTCGCTGACCGCCAACGGCGTGAAGATCAAGATGCATGACAAGCAGGCCGCATTGGTCAGCATGGGTCGCCACCTTGGCATGTTCACAGATAAGACGGAACTATCCGGCCCAGATGGTGGACCGATGACAGTGAACGTCGTTCGGTTCAGCGATGACGATAACGCTTCCTAATAACTGGCGGCCCCGTGATTACCAGATGCCTGATTGGAAGGCGCTGGAAAGCGGCAAGAAAAGAGCGTTGATCTTTGCGCATCGTCGTTATGGCAAGGATGATATCGCACTTCATTGGACGGCAACGCAAGTTGTTCAGCGCATCGGCACGTACTGGCACATGCTGCCGGAAGCAGCACAGGCCCGCAAAGCGATCTGGGAAGCGATCAATCCGCACACCGGCAAGCGCAGGATTGACGAGGCCTTTCCGAAAGAGCTTCGCGCCACGACCCGCGAACAGGAAATGCTGATCAAGTTCCGCAACGGGTCAACGTGGCAGGTTGTCGGATCTGATAACTTCAACTCTCTGGTGGGCTCTCCACCGATCGGCGTTGTCGGGTCTGAATGGGCTTTGGCTAATCCCCTGGCATGGGGTTATATCCGTCCGATCTTGCTTGAGAACGGTGGGTGGGCAGTATTCATCACCACGCCGCGCGGCAAGAACCACGCATACAAGCTCTATAAAGCGGTCAAGGATCGCGAGGACTGGCACGTAAGGCTGGCCCCGATCAGCGAGACCATGGCGCTGCCGCAGGACGTGCTTGATCGCGAGCGCGAGGAAATGATTGCCGAGTGGGGGCCGGTGATGGGCGAAAGCCTGTTCCGGCAAGAATGGCAATGCTCATTTGATGCTGCAATCCTTGGGGCATATTACGGCCACCAGCTTGAAGCGGCGCAGGATGAAGGGCGCATTTGTTCTGTCCCGGTCGAGGCGGCGGTTCCGGTCCATACCGCTTGGGACTTGGGCATGGGCGACAGCACTTCGATTTGGTTCTATCAGCAGGTAGGCCGCGAAATCAGGCTTGTCGACTTCTACGAAGCGAATGGCGTCGGGCTCGATCACTACGCCGAGGTTCTCCAGACCAAAGGATACCTCTACGGCGATCACATCCTGCCACATGACGCAGAAGTCAGAGAGCTTGGCACGGGCCGCAGCCGTATCGAAACCCTGCAAGGCCTCGGGATCAACCCGCGCATCGCGCCGAAACTGAATGTCGAGGATGGTATTAACGCCGTCCGTCGTATTCTCCCGCGCTGCTGGTTTGATGAAAAGAACTGCGATCACGGGCTTGAATGCCTGAAACAGTATCGCGCCGAATATGATGAAAAGCGCCGTGGGTTCCGCCCGCGCCCGGTCCATGACTGGACCAGCCACGCAGCGGACAGCTTCCGTTATCTGGCCGTGGCGCTTCAAGAAACAGTGACAACAACCGTCAACCTTCGCCCAAACACAAAATGGATCGTATGACATGGCTCAAATGAGCGATGACGAGCTTGCTCAACTGGTGTCGAGCGAGATCAGCAACAGTGTGAGCTATAACGACAGCGATATTTCGTCTGATCGTCGCGATGTGTTCGATTACTACATGGGCGAGGCGTTTGGTGACGAGCGCGAGGGGTATTCGCAGTTCGTGTCGCGCGATGTGCTTGACGTTATCGAAAGCATGATGCCGCCGCTGATGCGCGTGTTTGCCAGCTCCGAGCGGGTTGTTGAGTTTGATCCGACCGGCCCGGAGGACGTCGCACAAGCCAAGCAGGCAACCGATTACGTCAACTTCGTGTTCAACCACGATAATGATGGTTTCATGGTGCTGTACCAGTTCATCAAGGATGGGTTGATGTACAAGCGCGGCGTCACCAAAACCTATTGGCAGACCGAGGAAACTTGGAGCGCACCGGAGACATACACCGGGCTTGATGAGGACCAATATGTCCTCCTGACTGAAGGCGATGACGTTCAGGTCACTGAACACTCACAAGAGGCAGAGATCACAATCGATCCGATGTCGGGTCTTGAGATTGAATTGCCGACCCACAGCGTTACGCTGCGCCGCAAGAATGTTCGCGGGATTTGTGTTGTCGACAACATTCCGCCCGAAGAGTTCATGATTTGCTCGGATGCGCGGGCGTCTGATCGCAACATCCGGTTCAAGGCGCACCGCCGACCGGAAACAAGATCGAACCTGATCCTTGCGGGCTATGACCGTGAGATGGTCGAAAGCATCCCGCTTGCAAATGACGACCACAACGACGAAGCCAGCAACCGCATGGCTGGTCAGGAGGATGCCGACACCACGACGCTGGATGACAGCGAACAGGAAGTATGGGTAACAGATGCCTATATCCGCTGTGATGTGGATGAAGACGGCATTTCGGAGCTTGTCCATGTCGTAATGGGTGGCGACGATGCGAACGGCGTCATTTTGCATCGTGAAGAGGTTGAAGACGACCCGTTCTCGGATTGGTGCCCGGTTCCGATTCCTCATCGGTATTACGGTCTGTCGGTTGGCGATCTGGTTATGGATATCCAGCGCATCAAATCGACGCTGTATCGCCAAACTCTCGACAACCTGTATCTGTCAAACAATCCGCGCAAGCAGGCGGTGCTTAATCAGATTGATGACGTGTCAAGCCTTCTGGACACGGTCCCAGGCGGAATCATTCCGGTCAAGCAGATCGGAGCCATTCAGAATGAAGTGACGCCGTTTGTCGCGCAGCACAGCTACGGCATGATTTCGGAACTTGATGAAGTCATCGATAAGCGCACGGGCATTTCTGGCGCGAACGGCATTGACCCGGATCTGTTGCAGAATGCGACGGCGGCGGCAACCGCGCAGGTCATGTCACTGCAACAGCAGCGCATTGAGATGATCACACGGCTTGCGGCGGAGGGTGTGGCTTGCATCTTCAGCAAAATGCTAAAGGTCATTCGCGCTAATCAGGACAAAGAGCGCGTTATTCGCCTGCGCAACGAATGGGTGACGGTCGATCCGTCCGCTTGGGCCAGCGAGTTCGATGTTAGCGTTAACGTTGGCATGGGTCGTGGCAGTCAGCAGACACAGATGATGCAGCTGCAAGCCATCATCGACAAGCAGGAAACTCTTATGTCCGTGATGGGACCAAACGGTCCGATCGTTAACATGACGCAATATGCCAATGCACTGCACAAGTGGGTCGAACAGGTCGGATTCAAGGATGCCTCGGCGTTCTTTTCGATGCCAGACCCGCAGCAGATGCAACAGCAAGGTCAACAGCAGCCCAGCCCTGAAGTCATGAAGGCGCAGGCTGAAATCCAGCAGAAACAGCAGGAATCGCAGGCGCAACAGCAGCTCAAGCAGTTTGAGGCCAATGCCAAGATCGAGATTGATCGTGAGCGTGTCATGGGTGAGCTGGCCATCAAACGCGAAGAGATGAACCGCCGCATGGAACTTGAAGCACAAGAGGCGGCAGCGAACGCGCGCAGAAAAGACCAGGAGCTTCAGATGGAGGCCGGTCTTGAAGCCGCAAAAATGGCAATGACAGACAGCCCGGACGCACAGGGCAACATCCCATCACCGGAGTAAGACATATGGCATTCCAGCAACTGGCCGATACGGTCGCGATCAGCGCATCAACAACCACGGCAACGACCACGACAGGATCGGACGTTGCGCCGGGCAAAGGCGTGGTCGCGCGTGTTTACAACGCGGCAGCAAGCGCAGCGTTCTTCCGGTTTGCAGGGACCGCTACCGCTGCCGGGGTTCCGATCCCGGCAGGTGCCGCTGTCAATCTTGAATGGCCGGGCGGTGAAGACGTGGCCGTTATTCTGGCGAGCGGGACCGGCACGGTATACGTTACCGTTGGGCAGGTGGTCTGATGCCAAGTCTGGGCGGATCAGGGTCATATGGCGGAGATGACCCGAGCGGAGGTGCATCTCGCGATAGCGGCGGCTACGGAATGGGTGGCGGCAAGCAAAATGATAGCGGCGGCGATAACTGGCGCTCCAAGCTGGCCGAGCTGCAACAGCTTGATCGCAAGGCCGTTGAAGAGCTTAACGGTTTTGCGGGTGGCGTGAACGCGGCCTCTGATGTGATGGCCGGCCAAGACCCTGCATTCTCCTCGCGGTTCAAAGACTTCTTTGGCGTCAACAATCCAGGCGGATTTTTGCGGTCGAATGGCGGGAGCGCCGCGGCAGCCCTCGGCAGCATGATCAACCCGTTGCTCGGCCTGAGCATTGGGGGTGCGCAGCTTCTCGACGCGGTGAATTACGGTCATCCGGGGCGGATCGGGCAAGTGCTTGGCGAAGGGTTGCTCGGCATGGGTGTGGGCGGAACGGTGGGTGAGTTCGGTGGGAACCTAATCGCTGGCAATTACAGCCCGGAAGACCTTACGCCTGACATTTCACTGCCGGACTTTGATTTCGGAGAGGGCGGGCAATATTACGCGGGAAGCGATCAGAACGATGATCCGCCTTTGCTGCGCGAAGGGCCTGTCTCGACACCCCAGCCGCAACAGACAGTATCTGCTGCGTCGTTGCCGTCTGCCGTAGAGGCAGCGCGCCCGCGGCAAGTCGAATTTCAAGCCAAACAGTATGGCCTTTTGGGGGACCCGACCAGCCCGGAAGAGCGGGCTTGGCGCGATCAGCTCGGATATAGGAGATACCTCCTCTGATGCCACTTACATCGCAGGAAAAGAAAGAGCGCGCAGCAGAAGCTGTGCGGCTCATGAGTCACGACCTGATGGCAGATGCCTTTGCAGGCGTGAAGCAGCAATACCTTGATGCCTTGGTTAATACCCGCATGGATCAGGTTGATGTGCGAGAGCGCGCATTCTCTCTGATCAAGGCATTGGAGGATGTCCGTTCTCACCTTCAAACTCATATCGCCGAGGGTGAGTTGACAGCGGCCCAAGAGCGAAAGCTTCAGGGCAAACAATCACTCACAGATAAGGTTATGAGTTATGGACGAACTTGACACCAACACCCCGGAAGGGACTGGTGAAATTTCGCTCGATGATGCAGTTGAGCGTTTGCAGGCCTCACGATCGGACACCAAGGGTGCACCCGAAAGTGATGACGGGCCGGAGGAACCGGTTGAAGACGTTCTCGAGGAGGACGTCGAAGAAACCGAGGCGGAAGAGGACGAACCCGAAGGCGAAGGCAATCCGGACGAGGATGACGCCGACGACGAGGAGGAAGACGACACCGCGTCCGATGATGACGAAGACGACGCCCCGGAAGAACGGGATAAAGGCCGTCTGCGTCAGGAGGACTACACCCGGAAGACCCAAGCACTTGCCGAAGAGCGCAAAGCTTTTGAAGCAGAGCGTGCCGAGGTCGACCAACAGCGCCAAACCTATGCCGAACGGCTCGATATGCTCGAAGGGCTGATTAAGCAGTCCATCGGGAAAGAGCCGGATTGGGACAGTCTTTACAAGGATGACCCCGTCGAATACGCGGCACAGCGCGCCCGCTGGCAGCAGGAGCAGGAAAAGCTTCAGGCCATCGGAGCGGAACGTGAACGCACTCGACAGGAACAGTCTGCACAGCAGAAGAAGGCATTCGAGAAACATCTCGCGCAGGAGCAAGAGCGCCTGCTTGAGTTTATTCCCGGGTGGTCGGACCCTGCGACCCGAGACAAAGAGCGAAAAGCGATTGCAAAATATGGACAGGAAGTCTTGGGCTTCTCTGCGCAGGAACTTGCAGGCGCTAGTGATAGCCGCGCGATTGCAGCAATCCGCAAGGCCATGCTCTATGACCAGCTTATGGCGAAAAAACCCAAGGCCGAGAAAAAGGCCGAAGGCAAGCCGCCGGTGGTCAAGCCGGGAACCAAAAAGACCAAATCCCAAGTCACTCGGAAAAAGGAAACGGCGCTGCGTCAACAGGTCAAGCGCAACGGCTCAATCGATGACGCCGTCGCGCTTATGCAACTGAAGCGCCAGCAGCGAGGATAATCTCATGGCACAGCCGAGTAACACTTTTTCGACCTACGATTCCGTAGGCAACCGCGAAGACCTTTCCGACATCATCTTTGACATCAGCCCGACCGAAACTCCGGGCATGACCATGGCAAAGAAAACCAAAGCCACGGCCACCAATCATGAGTGGCAGACCGATGCGCTTGCCGCAGCTTCGGCAACCAACGCCGTAATCGAAGGCGACGATGCCACCACCGATGCGTCGGCAGCAACCACCCGCCTGGGCAACTATACCCAGATTCAGGACAAGGTTGCACGCACCACCGGCACAGAAGACACCGTCAAAAAAGCCGGTCGCGGCAATGAGCTTGACTATCAGGTCATGAAGCGCTCCAAAGAACTGAAGCGCGACATGGAAGCGAGCCTGTTTGCAAACAACGCCAAGGTGGCCGGCAACGACACCACGGCGCGCGAACTGGCCGGTATTCCGGCATGGCTGGCAACCAACACCAGCGCAGGCACCAGTGGCTCGGATCCGACCGGTGACGGCACGGATGCCCGCACCGATGGCACCCAGCGCGCCTTTACCGAGGACCTGCTTCTTGATGTGATGCAGTCTTGCTGGGAAAACGGCGGCGAGCCGGACGTGCTGATCGTTGGTCCGTTCAACAAGCGCAAAGCTTCCGGCTTTACCGGCGTTGCGACCAAATTCAAGGACGTTGATGACAAGAAGATCATTGCGTCTGCCGATGTCTACGTTTCGGACTTTGGCGAGATCAACATCGTTCCGAACCGCTTCTCGCGCGCCCGTGACGCGATCCTTCTTCAGAAGGACATGTTCAAGGCCGCAATGCTGCGCCCGATGGCGTCCTGGGATCTGGCAAAAACCGGTGACAGCGAACGCAAGCAGATCCTCGTCGAGTGGACCCTTCAGATGTGCAACGAAGCTGCACACGGCATTGTTGCCGACCTGACCACATCGTAATCATCGGCATAACCCAAGATAGGGAGGGGGAGGCGAAAGCCTCCCTTTTTTATTATGAAAGTTCGAGTTCTCGTACCGAACCTCTGGACGACCAAGGGCAAAGCCCATGAGGGTGATGTTGTTGAAGTTCCGGACGCGGAAGGCAAGACCCTTTGCGAGCTGCGTTACGCCCATAAAGGCAAACAGCTTCCGAAGGTTGAAGAAGTGAAAGCGGGGGCGAAATGAGCACTCCTCTGTCGCAGAAGTATCTCAACGTTCGATTGAGTGATGTGTCGACCGCAGGCAGCGCTTATGTCGTCGCGCCGGCCACCGGTTACATCAAAAAAATCTATTCCGTTATCAGTGGTGCGATCGCGACCGCCAATGATGCAATCACGACCGAAATCAATGGCGTGGCTGTGACCGGCGGGGCACTGACCATTACGCAGAGCGGATCGGCTGCCGGGGATGTGGATTCAGCAACTCCGACGGCGGCAAATTTCGTTAAGGCTGGCGACGTGATCGAGGTCATCACTGATGGCGCATCGACCAACACGGTTTCTGCCAACTTCACCTTTGTCATCGAAGAGACGACTTTCTTCTGATGGCTTGGGAAGAAATCGACAAGGACGAGGGTGGTATTTCCACCCTCGCCACCCTTGACGATGGGAAACTGATCGTCAAGCGCACACAGGACGTTGAGCCGATCATCGAGCGCAACAAGTCGCTTTTCAACAGCCATGACGGTTACACGCAGTCTCGGAATATGCGTCACGTCGCCAGTATTCCGCTGGTTATTCTGGAGCAGTGGGCGCGTGAGGCCGGCGTGTCTGTGTTTGGTCCGGAGATGCGCGAGATCACACGGCGCAAACTTAACGACCCGGACAACAAGTTCCTTCGTACCTCACCTGGTGATATTTGATGCAAACGGCGCAGAATTATGCAGCTGCCAAGCTTGAGCGAGGCATGTGGACCGTATCGGCAGAGGCCGACAACGCGGCAGCCACGGCCACCCGATCCGCTCCGACCGGTCAGGCGAAGAATCAGAAGCATTATGTCAGCGCTGTTTCTGTCAGCTATTCGTCTGCCGTTTCTGGCGTAATGACGGTCACGATCAAGTCTGGATCGACCACGATCTGGAAGCGCCATTTTACCCAGGAATACGATTTGGACTTTCGCAGACCGCTAATTTGTGATCCGGGCACTGCATTGAATGTCGAACTGACTGCATCCGGGACCGGCGGAACGGTCGGGGTTGTTAACGTCTCAGGGTATACGGAAAAATAGAATGGCGCTCGCAAACTTCTCAGACCTGAAATCAGCAATTGCAACATGGCTCCGCAGAACGGGGGAAACGACCTTTGCTGCGTCGACAGAGGATTTTATTGCGTTGGCTGAGGCTGATATCCGACGCCGCCTGACGACGACCCAGACCGAGACGAGCGCAACACTGTCGTTGGTTGCGGGAACAGCCACTGTGGCATTGCCGTCCGATTACAATGGATGGCGCTCTGCTGTATTGCAGACTGATCCGGTTCGGGGGATTGATTACCTTGCTCCCGACAAGCTCGCGCAGGAGTTCAACACGAACGCGAGCGGTTATCCCCGCGCATTCACGGTAATCGGCAATTCCACGCTTAAAGTAGCGCCAACCCCGGATGCTGCCTATGACATTGAGTTTCTGTATTATTTGATGGTGCCGAACCTGTCAGATAGTGCAGCCACCAATTGGCTGTTGACCGGATATCCTGACGTTTACTTGTACGGGTCTTTGGTCCAGGCGGAGCCTTTCATTCAACGCACAGCACTGCTGCCGGTCTGGAAGCAGAAATACGAAGAAGGCATCGCGTCCCTTAACGATCAGTCCGCTCGTCAGCGCACAAGCACCAAGCTGGCAATGCGGGCAAATGTTCAGGAGCGCACGCCATGGCGCTAAAGCCTCTTGCCTTCCAGGAATGGGTGCCTGATCAGCCGGATATCGGTAACGAGTTTGTGGAGATTGCCAAGAACGTTCTTCCGACTGCGCGTGGTTACCTGCCGATGAAGGAATTGTCGCAATACGCCGCTTCATCGACAGACAGTACTCCTCTTGCTGCGATTGCGGTGATTGCCAGCGACAGAAGTGTGAATTTCTTCTGTGGGGATGCAGGGAAGCTCTACAAATACAACAGCGGCACCTCTGATTGGGATGACGTTTCCAAATCCGGAGGGTACACGACGACCGCGGCTTGGAATTTTGCACAGTATGGCGACCTGATTGTTGCGACGAATTACGTTGATGATCCGCAATACTTTGATCTGACTACTAGCACTTTGTTTGCTGATCTCACGACAGAGACAAAATACCGCTATGTGACTGTGATCGGCGATTTCATCGTTGGCGCGAACACCTTTGACAGTGTGGATCAGGAAACTTCGTACCGAGTGCGCTGGTCTGGTATCGGCCGCCCGACGCAATGGGCAATTAGCGCGGAAACACAGTCAGACTATCAGGACGTGTTTAACGGCGGAGAAATCCTTGCGATCAGTGGGGCTGGCGAATACGGCGTTATCCTGATGCGCGATGCAATTTGGCGCATGACCTATGTTGGTGCGCCGCTGGTGTTCGATTTCCAAGAGGTTGAACGCAGTCAAGGGGTTCTGGCAGAAAAAAGCATTGCTGTGCACGGCGGCAAGGTCTTTTATCTCGCCGAAGACGGGTTTTACATGTTCGATGGTGCGCAATCGCAGCCAATCGGATTCGAGAAGGTCAATCGCTGGTTTCTTGATGACGCCGACGCAAACGAATTTGCAAAAATGTCTGTCGCGGTCGATCCGGCAAATCGCTATGTGGCGTGGTCCTACGTATCGGCAACACTTGGCGGAACGACACCAAACCGCGTGCTGATTTATAATTGGGACTTGAACCGGTGGTCGTACATCGATCAGGCAGCTTACGTGATTGCGCGCTTGCTGGTGCCGGGGCTCACTCTCGAAGACTTGAACAGCATCAGCACTAGCATTGACGCGCTGCCGGCATCCCTTGATTCCCGTATCTGGGTTGGTGGCAACACCTTGTTTGCCGCCCTTTCTTCCGCCGGAGCCATCCAGACTTTTTCCGGGGACAACCTCCAAGCCGAGATCCAATCAGCAAATTACCAACTCGGCGGAGGGCGGAGCATTGTTTCCGGGGTGCATCCGATCACATCAGGGGATGGCACCGTGACCGTTGCAGTTGCCTCCAAACTCAAAACAACCGACGCCGACAGCTTCGGCGCGAACTCAACGCAAGACGAAACCGGTTACTGCCCCATGGACAGTGAAGGTCGCTATCATCGCTTCAAAATGCTGGCGTCTGGTAACTACACCCACTTGCAGGGCCTCAATGTCGAATATTCCGAGACAGGAGCAAGATAATGGGCTGGCTTGACAGCGTATTTGGTGGTGGGTCCGGATCGAACGTCACCTACACCACGCAATCAACTTCTTCGTCACCGTGGGAACCGCAGCAGCAATACCTTAAAGACGTGTTTGGTAAAGCACAGTCTGCGTACAATAGCGGGAACCCGAGCTATTTTCCGGAAACCACTGTTGTTGGATACAGCCCGGAGACGCAACAGGCCTTGTCGCAGGTCCAGAACATCGCGACTGGTGACAACCCGATGATGGACGCGGCGCAGACGGCCATCACCAACACGGCGAATGGTTCGTTCCTGAATGCGGGCAACCCTTACATGCAAGGCGCGTACAACAATGCGGCAAACTTGGCGGGGGAGGCATTCCGCGAGCAGACGCTGCCGAGCATCGACAGCAGCTTTGCGTCCGCAGGTCGTCTCGGGTCTGGTCTGTACGCAAATCAGCGCAACAAGGCCGAAGACACGTTTTCTCGGTCCATGGCTGAGATGGCGGGTAATATGGCATATCAGAATTATCAGGATGAGCGCGGACGTCAAATGTCTGCTGCGGCGATGGCCCCTGGTATGTCTCAGGCTCGCTATCAGGACGCGCAGATGCTTGCAAATGTTGGCGCCGCGCGTGAAGCGGAACAGCAGGCGGAGCTGTCTGATCGGGTGAATCGCTGGAACTTTGAGCAGAACAGCGATTGGGACCGTCTTGGTCGTTATGCCGCGCTTATTTCTGGCGGCTATGGTGGACAAGGAACGCAGACCACGCCGGTCTATACGAACAATGCCGGCAACTTTCTTGGTTCTGCCGCTACCGGGGCAGGTATCGGCAATATGATCGGAGGCACGACCGGGGCCGGGTATGGTGCGGTTGCTGGCGGACTGTTGGGGATGCTGTGATGAATAACGACGGAATGTACGGCCTTCTTGGTCCCGTTGATCAGCGCGATGCGATCACTCAGGGGCTTCTTGGTCTTGGGGCAGGTCTTTTGCAGGCCAGCGGCCCGTCTGCCGTGCCAACCAGCCTTGGAGGCGCTATTGGGCGCGGTGCGTCACAAGGCTTTGGCGCGTATCAAGGCGCAATGAATAACTCGCTTAATCGCAATCTGACACTGGCTGATTTGCATTCTCGTATGCAGGACAGGGAGTTGGTGCGCGCGCAGACGGCGCAGAAGATCAAAGACCGCGAGGAGCAGCGGGCACGTCAGGCGGCATATCGCAATACCCTCCCGCCGGAACAACAGGGCTTGTTTGATGTCAACCCGGAAGCGTTTACAACCGCCATGGCAGAGCAGTATAAACCGACAGACCCGCGTGACACACTAAAGCAATTCGGCGATTATCTTTACGACGTAAGCGATCCTGAAAATCCAACCCCGATCGCGAGTGTCAAAATCAATAAGCCGGGCGACCGATACACTCCCGTTTCCGGTGTTGGTATGTGGGATGCGGTCGAGAAAAAGCTGATCAGCCCTGACGCGCAGATCGACTCGCAGCCCGACAATGTGCCTCAGTATATCTCTAACATGCCGGGACCGGCGATAGATCCGATGATGCGGCTCGGCCCGAAAGAGCGTGACAAAGGGCTCCGCGCGCGCCTTGAGACAGATTATAAAACTTTGGCTGATATCGAGCAAAACGCAGAAGACTTGGGGTCAATGGCTTCATCTGCGGAGCGGTTCGTCAACATCATGGATCAAGGCGTGGAAACCGGTGGGGTAATGACCCGCATGCCAGGGTATGAAACTTTTTCTTCCGCCACTGACGCAGCCAAGGCGGAGATGTACTCCATTCGGGACAAACTCACTCCGCTGATGCGGCAAGGCATGCCCGGGGCAGCATCTGACCGCGATGTTAAGATGTTCCAGTCCGCGACCATTGGCCCGGAAAAGCCAGAAGAAACCAACAGAAATATTGCTCTTGGCATGATTTCTGCCGCCCAAAACAAACAGGAAGAATTGAGGTTCAAAGAGGCGTACTACCAGAAGAACGGGAGCCTGATTGGGGCGGACAAATATTGGCAAGACTACCTCAGAGACAATCCAATCTTTGCTGGCGACACGTCGTCGTATGCGTTGAACCAGAATAGAATGCGCTGGGAGGACTATATCGCCAATCGTGAATACGAACGTGAACGTCCGCGCAGTGCGCTTGTTGCGGGGTCGCCTGAGTTGCCGCCCGGTTTTGTCGCAGTGGAGTAGCCAATGAAACTCGCATATAATCCGGACACGAAAAAAGCCGTTCGCCTTCAAGGCGATAAATGGGTTGATACCAAGGTGGCAGAAAATCCTGATACCGGCGAGGTTATGGCATTTGACGGGGAAGGATGGAAGCAGGTTAAAGCCGGACGCGAAATGAACTTCATGGAGCGCCAACTGCGGGAAGGCAATACTTTCACCGGGCTTGTTGACGCCGCCGCTGACTCTTTCACGTTCGGTCTTTCGGACGAAGCGAAAGGTGTTGCTGGAGGTGTGTCTTCTCTGGCGCAAGGCGGCAGTTTCAAGGAAGGATACGATAAGTCAGTAACTCAGGCACGGGACCGCGAACGAAAATTCTCGGAGGAAAGTCCGGCACTTGATCTGACAGCGCGGATCGTCGGCGGCCTCGGCGGGACTGCGGCTATCACCAAAGGGGCTACCCTTCCGGCAGCCCTTACCAGCACGGCACCGCGTCGGGTCGCCACGACATTAGCAATCGGGGCAGGGGAAGGGGCTGTTTATGGCTTCAACGAAGGTGAGGAAGATGATCGCCTGTCATCGGCTGGTCAGGGTGCTTTGATCGGCGGCGCAATGGGGGCGGTTGTCCCGCCTCTCATGCATATGGGAGCGAAAGGACTTCGCGCGCTGTTTTCGTCCGTAGGAAAGAAGGCAGATAACGGTGGTTCCCAGTTTGTCCAGCGCAAGGTGATGCAAGCGCTCGAACGTGATGGGTACACCCCGGAAACGGCAGCCAAGGCTCTTGACAGTATGGGGCCGGAGGCGCGGATTGCTGACCTTGGCGAGAACACCAAGGCGCTATTGCGCTCAATGACAGCAATGCCCGGAGAAGCGCGAACAACGGCTTTGCAGGCTCTTGAAACACGCGGCCGTCAGACCGGGCAACGCCTTGCGGACAGCGCGCGGGCGGCGACAGGGGCGAAAGGAAACTTTAGCGGTCAGATCGATGACCTTCTGACTCAGCGAAAAGCAGCGGCTGCCCCTCTGTATGAGGCCGCCTATAAAAAGACCGTTCAATCTGACAAGCTCGCAAGCCTTCTCAAACGCCCAAGCATTCAGGATGCCATGAAGCGCGGCGTTCGCCTGGCCATGGATGAAGGGGAAGACGTATCAGCCCTTGGCGTGCAATTCAATCAGGCCGGAGATCCCGTGTTTGAGGGCATTCCGTCGATGCGCGTTCTTCATTACGTGAAACGCGGCCTTGATGACGTTGTTTCTTCAAGCAAGGACGCCTTGACCGGGAAACTGACAACTGACCAGGGGAGAACCGCCAACGAGCTGCGCAAACAACTGCTTGACGAACTTGATCGCCTCAACCCTGATTATAAAGCCGCTCGGGCTTCGTATGCCGGCCCATCCCGAACCATTGAAGTAATGGAACAAGGGCGGCGCTTTGCCAGACAGTCAGAAGACTTGACTTTGACGCAGCTTGCCAAAATGGCCCCGTCCGAAAAAGAAGCTTTCCGCGAAGGGGTCGCTCAAGGCATTCAAGATATGATTGATCGTCGCCAAATCACCAGTAACATGGCGAAGACACTATTTGACAAACCTGACATTCGGAAGAAGCTTCGGGCGGTATTTCCATCGAAAGACGCCTTGGACGACTTCCTGCGCCAAGCTCGCTTGGAAGGCCGATTCTTTGAAACGCGATCGATGGTAAAAGGGGGCAGCCCAACTGCGCGCATCCAAGCAGAAATGGATGATATGGCGTCTGATACTGCACCAGTTGGTGACTTAATGCGCGCTGGTGTAGAGGCTGTTGCGGAAGGTGGCGGTCAGGCTGCCATCACGGCTGGTCGAGGGATCGTAAAACGTATCAGTGACGCCATTTCAATGGTGCCAGAAACAGAGAGAAATGCAATCGTGCGCATGTTGACCGCTGGAGGAAGGAAGCGCGGTCAGGCGATGAACAGACTGACGAAAAGACTGCAACAGCTTGGTGTGGAGTCCCAGCGAGCTTCCGCAATCAAACAGGCTATCGCCGCTGAGATTGGGATGCTTTCCGGCGCTTCTGCTGCTTCTCCTTGAAGTCGTGCCAAAACGCCCATGCGAAGCAAAGAGCGATTATCAATAACAGTGCCCACGCTGGCCAATCTTTGATAATCGCCCCCATAACACCGACTATGGCAACCACAAGAATCAGCAAAAGAAGTTTCATTGCTCACCTTGGCATCCGTAAGCGTCGAAAAGCGCCGTGTAGATCAAGAACGAAGCAGCATAGTGTCGACCCTCCGGGGAGCCCTTTAAGAATCCCACGACAATATCCAGGAGCTGGCCGTATGTGACGCCTTTTGGGACACATAACCCCAAGTGATCCGATAAGCCAATCCCATCTGCGACACCGGATATATAGGATAAACAACGAGCTTGGTCATAAGCATTAGATGAAACGCAATCATAGTAAAGCTCATTACCGGTCGTCGCTCTGGCGCTGAAGGAACAGAGCGCTAAAAACGCAGAAACTATAAGGATTAAGCATTTCATCCGGCCATGATACCGCAGGTTGAGCATTGGTGCATGTGGAAAATGAGACGGAAAATAGAACGGTTATATCAGGTGTCATAGATATCAGTTGATGTTATATCATTGATGGGGTATATAAAAAGAACGCCCCGGCGAACCGGGGCGCTCCATCACCGAAGACTAACGATAAGTGCAGTTATCGCAACAATGACTGCCGCAACGTCAATCTTGACGGTGACCAGAAACTTAAACATAGCATTGCCATTTCAAGCTTCCGGGCCCGGAAGCTGAAAAGGTTCAACTTCCACTGCTTATAACGCGCCGTTGCTAGCGCGGGCGGGTACAAATCGGCCGATTTTGACACCTGCCATCCGACAAAAGGCTCGAGTTCCCTTCTGGGATGGCTCGGGTCTTTTGCCGTTTAGCCGTCTGGGCAAGACGACACAGGCGAATACCCTTTCGCCTGACCAAGGTCAGGGCTGTTCCCTCGGGGAATCCCATCACAAGGCTGAGTCTATAGTTGCACGAATATTAATTTTTGCAACCAGCAAGGTCGCTCCCATTGGGGCGGCCTTTTTCTTTGGAGCAAACAATGTCGATCAAAGATTATTCAACCACGGCAGGCAGCAACACGTCTATTGACGGCATCAACATTGCCGAGGGCTGCCTACCTGGCAACGTGAACAACGCCATGCGGGCCATGATGGCAGATACACGGTCGTTTTACCAAAGCGGCGGGTGGATTGATCTCGGCTACACATACACGTATGCCAGCTCCACCAGCTTTACCGTAAACTCTGACGTGACGGCGTTCTATCCGGTTGGTCAGCGGATCCGGGCTGTAGGAGCGACGACCGGCACAATTTACGGTAAAATCACCGCAAGCTCCTACAGCGCGCCCAACACGACCGTCACGGTATCATGGGATAGCGGGTCGCTTCAAAGCGAGGCGCTGACTGTTTCCGTGTCGTTCATGACGGTCACCGGCAGTCCGACCGGTAACGTCACCGGACCGGCCTCCGCAACTGACAGCGCGGTTGCCTTATATGACGGAACTGGGGGAAAGACGCTAAAAAATGGCCCTGCCCTTGGCACAGCAGCAAATAACATCCCACAGCTTGACTCTGACGGCCTCTTGTCAGCGTCCGTCACTTTCCCTGTTGGGATTCCTTTCTGGTGGCCCGCGAATACTCCACCATCATGGGCATTGGAATGTGATGGGGCCGCAATTTCACGCACGACGTACGCGGATCTGTTTGCTGTTATCGGAACGACGTTTGGCGCTGGTGACGGTTCAACGACGTTTAACCTGCCAGATCTTCGGGGTGAATTTATCCGTGGTTGGGATAATGGCCGTGGCGTCGACGGTTCTCGTGTTTTTGGCTCAGCTCAGTCTGACGAAGTGAAATCGCACAGTCACGGTTATCATACCAATGTCGGGGCATTTGCGGCTGGTGGGGCCGCGCAGCTCAACTTTAACGGGGCTGGTAGTGCTGTTTCCACCAACGCGTTCGGCGGTTCGGAAACCCGTCCGCGCAACATCGCACTTCTTGCCTGCATTAAATATTGAGGCCATCATGCTGTATTACAACTATCACCCGGTGACAAAGGAATATCTCGGTTCAGCAACGGCCCGAGAGAACCCAAAGGTTCCGGCAAATTACCTGCTGCCAGCCAATGCAACGTTTGTAGACCCAGAAATCCCCAGCGCGGGTTATGTTAAGGTCTTCGATACCGAAACTGAAACATGGTCGGAGGTGGAGGATAATCGAGGAGACACCGTTTACAAAAAATCTGACGCTTCCACTGCGACAGTGGATTGGCTGGGCCTGATCGGCGACGATTACACCAATGAAATTCCGGCATCATCTTTCGACGAGTGGAGCGGAAATGCTTGGGTTACTCCTGATCCAACAGAGGGCCAAATCAAAGCAGAGGCTCGGCGTCGTATCGAAGCGGTTATGCCTGCTTGGGTTGTTCAGAGGGCGCAGACAGGTGGGCCGCGCATCCCGGCAAATGTCCTGACGTATGTGAAAGATGTTCGCGAAGCCAGCAATACATTGGAAGACACTCTGCCAACTGATTACACCGATGACAGTCACTGGCCAACCGCTCCGGCCTCTATCGTATATGAAGCCGCCCCTGTGCTCACGCGCAAAGACGATGTGTGGGATCGGTGTACCGAGGCAGAAGCAGAGCTGTTGATGACTACCCTTGATCAAGCCCCTGCCAAACTTCGCGGCATGTGGATGGACAACCCGTACATCTCTCACAGCCACGACCAGTTTCCCACACTTCGGAGTGCGATTGTTACCGTTCTTGGCGGCGATACCTCAGCCGAGGAGCGGGCGGACGAGCTTCTTGCAGAATCGGAGGTGTTGTAATGCCGAAACCAGAAGTACCAGGCGCATCGGTCGCCAACAACACTGATCAGGTCATGTTGTTCCAAGACGGCGTCCGCAAGATCGGAACAGTTGCACAGTTCGGGCCGCGCGTTGAGGAATACACAGGGACCACCAATGGTGGCGGCAATGCAACCGTCGTGTTTTCCGAAGCTTTCAGTGCCGCGCCGATCGCGTTTTCGGTTCCGGTGGATGATGGCGGCATCGTTTTGAGCGCAACCGGCACCACCACAAAGAACAACGTCCAAGTCAGCACAGACAATGGCAACGAAGCATTCCGGATCATCGTTATCGGCAACTAAGCTCGTCACCAAAACCCCGAAATCATGGGCCGGCACATTCGTTGAACTTGCTCTGGGGTTCGTGTCCCGATCGGTCGTGATTGGCCCGCATTGGTACGTCTTCAAGCGCGGCAGGGGCTTGCTCAAATTGCCTGCCACATCCGCAACAGGTGAATTTCGAACAGGCGCACCCTCTAGCCCGGATGTGCTTGAACCCTTGGTCGGGTCCAAATGGACGCTGACAAACAACTGCATGACCGTATTCAGCCCGATATGGAGACCGCGCATGGCAAATGCAGAAGACCGCCTTGCAATCGCCCGATCCGTCACAGTGTCCGTTGTCATGATCGCTTTGGCGGTGATCGGTATGGCCTCGGCTGTGTCCAATTTCATCATCCGCCCACAGACAGAGCAGCTTCTTGAACAGATCGTTGATCTGCGTGCCGAGGTTGCAACGCTCCGACGCTCGAATGCAGCACATTTCGGGCAACTCAAGTCCCTCCTGAAAGAGTAGGAACCCAGCCATGAAGAAGGTTATCGGGATCGCCACTGCGGCGGTCTTTTTTTTGATCGCATTTTCGTCAGCGCAAGCCCAGCAACAGTCATGCGGGCCGCGTGAAAAAGTCCTCGAACATCTCGCCCAGAAGTACGGGGAGCAGCCGATTGCTGCCGGGATCATGCAGGGGGGGCAGGCTGTGCTTGAAATTCTTGCGTCACAAGATGGATCGACATTCACCGTCATTATCTCTCTGCCAAACGGGGTGTCATGCGTCAAGGCCGATGGTGTTTCGTTCCAGCAGCTTGAGCCTCTCTATGCTGAATCGGGGGCATAAATGGCGAAAGCACAACACATCATCGACGTTGCCATGCAGGCCGTTGCGACCAAGGAAGCAGCGGCGCCAATAAGCGCGCTTGGCGCGATCGGTATCAGCTTCACCGACGTCGAAACCACCTTGAAACTTCTTGCCTTGGCGTTGTCCTGCCTTTGGCTGGTGGTTCAGATTTATTGCAAGCTCAGAGAAGGTCGCAAAGGCAATGATTGACGATATCGATATTCTTGCCCGCACCCTGTATGGGGAGGCAAAAGCCAACAACATTGCAGATGCAGAGGCAATCGCCTCTGTTGTCATGAACCGTTGCCGCTACCCGAACTGGCCCAGCTCACCAGCCAAAGTGTGTCAGCAGCCGTGGCAGTTCTCTTGTTGGAACACCAACGATCCAAATCGTGAGCGTATTCTGAATGCGAAGGGTGCTTGGTTCGATACGTGTGTTGATATCGCCACGCGCGCGGTGAATGGCGCAGTCACAGACGTGACAGCAACATCAACCCATTATCACACGCGCAACGTCAAGCCGTTCTGGTCGAAGGGCAAACAACCGGTTTTCGAGACAGACGGGCATCTGTTCTTCAATGACATCGACACCAAGCCGCCCGCAACAGCCAAAGAGGCGCTTGACCAGCATCGCCCTCTGAACCAGTCGCGAACAGTTCGCGGGGCAAGCCTTGCTGGTGCAATGACCGTTATCGGCCCGGTTGCTGGGGAAATCTCCTCGACGCTTGAGCAGTACACACACCTGTCTGACTACATCAAGTGGGCTTGTGTGGCTCTGGGCGCTATTGGTGCTGGTTATGCAGTCTGGGCTCGCATCAGTGACCGACAGGCAGGCATCAACTGATGTTGTCCCTGATCTTCTCAAAAATCGGACTGCGCATCGGCATGGTTCTGGCTGCAATAGCTGCTGTCGTTACGGTCCTTTTCTCCGCCCGTCGGGCCGGGAGACAGGCCGAGCGTGTGGATACCATGAAACGAAACCTGGAGAGCATCAATGCACAGCGTAAAGCGGCTGCTGCTGCCCCATCTGATCGCAGCGGGATTGTTGAGCGGCTGCGCAACGGCAAGTTCTGATCAGAGCGTTTGTCCCATCCCTCCCGAATACAGCCAAGAATTCCAGAACCAGTTGGCGGGCGAACTTGAAGCCTTGCCTGCTGGGGCGGCATTGGAGCGGGCCATTATCGACTATGGCCGGGTAAGGGCAGAGCTTCGCGCCTGCCAATAGGAGCATTCCCTCATGCGACCAACCGAAGTTGACGAACGATGGAAAGAATGGGCCACACCAAAGCAAGCCGAGGCCATCGACGCTGTTCTGAAGCATGGGACCGCCCGTGCCGCGGCAAAGGCCCTCGGAATCACACAGAGTAACGTCTCTGAAAAGATAAAGCTGGCCCGAAAGAAGGCGGCTCGGAACGGATACGCCCCGGAGCATGATATGACCCGCCCGGTGCCTGACGGGTTCATAACAAAAGGCGTTTCAACATATTACGACAGGGACGGAAAAGCCGCCGGGCAATGGGTAAAATCATCGATCGATCAAGACCGGCAACGCGAACTCCTCGAACAGTGGGTTGAATCCGTATCGGCTGATATCCCGCGCTTAAAGCCATTGCCAGCGCCGGAGGTCAAGTTGAATGACCGGCTGCTGAATATGCACGTCATCACGGATTATCATTTTGGGATGTTAGCCTGGCACAGGGAAGGCGGCGCAAACTGGGATCTGGCAATCGCCGAGCAAATGCTGATCAAGGCATTCCGGCACATGATCCAAACATCACCACCAGCAGAAAGTTGCGTCATCGCACAGCTTGGGGATTTTCTGCATTTTGACGGCCTTTTGCCAGTCACCCCGGCAAGCGGTCATGTTCTGGACGCAGACGGAAGGTTTCCAAAGATCGTTGACGTGGCAGTCAGAGCAAGCCGCGCAATCATCGACCTTGCCTTGCAGAAATACAAACACGTTCATTTGGTATGGGCGGAAGGAAATCACGACACTGCCGGATCGAGCAAGGACCGGGTTTGGCTGGCAGCCCTTTACGAAAACGAACCCCGCCTGACCATCGATCAATCTGCCAAGCCCTATTACGTCCATCAGTTCGGGAAAACGATGCTTGGTTTCCATCATGGACACCTTGCCAAGCCTTCACAGCTTCCGGGCATCTTTGCCGCTGAATTTGCCCCGATCTGGGGAGCGACCGAATACCGTTATGCGCATTGCGGGCATTTGCACCATAAGCATGAGCTTCGTGATTATCCGGGTATGACGGTTGACCAACACCGCACCCTTGCGGCGAAGGATGCTTATTCGTCACGTCATGGATACGCAGCACCCCGGTCAGCAGACACCATCACTTATCATCGTGAGTATGGGCAGTGCTGGAGTGCGACGACAAGTCCTGAGATGGTGGCTTAAAGTGGCTTCCATTCGGTCGGGAAGAACTGTCCCTGCATGTTTTTGTTAACCCATCCCATCTGAGGATCGGAATACGGGCAAGGACACCAGTTTCCCCATCGCAAAACGCCATGCCCTCCCTCAAGGCGTTCGTCGCCTCGGGTCAATATCGGTTCGCCAGTTTTCGGTGCTGATCTGATGCTCTTCCAATCACTCATCACACCATCCTTTCCTTGCCCCGCCATTATACTCCCTCCCAAGCCCGCGAACAATGAGGTCTTGCGCGAGATTGCGGGATTCCTGGACAACATCAGCTACGACGCGACCGCCGTATTTTCCCCATTCCGGGCCGCAAATCTCATAGCCGCCTGAAAGCCATTCCTTGGCATAATCACGCGCCCTGATTGCCACCTCTTTCTCAGCCACACACACGCCTTTAATCTCGGGAGCATCAACCCCGCGCACCCTCACGGACACTCGCGCCAGTTCGTCAGGTAGCCCCGGCGCAATCACAGCGAACGTGTCACCGTCGTATGGTTCACCGGATAGGGGCCAGTTGTAGCATTCGGCTTTGACATGGGAACTAGCTGCGAGAAAGATGATAAAACAGGCCTTCCAGCACATAGCGGGTGCTCCATCTTCATTTCGTGTAGCAGTTTTAGTATCGCTATATTCTCACTATTCGATGAAGCATATCGTCCGTGATCGCGCTTTTGCAGAAATTTGCGTCGAGACTTGATCATCATTCATCCTTTCACGCCAGCAGGGTGCTTGCCAAGGGCTTGGCCCAGCCATTCGTAGAGGCGTTCTGCGTCATATTCGGAAAGTATATTGCAAGTCGTTATATCGCACGCCTTGTTTTCGACCTCGATTTGATCCCAATCTAGTCGCTTCCTCAGCAGTAACTTATCTTCTGCGATATGGTCGCAAGTTGCGATGAAGTCATCCATCACTCACCCTCCTGTGCGCTGGCGCATAGATCATCCAGTTTGCGCTTTCCTTTGTCGGTAATATAGCCATGTGCAAGAACGCCTTCACTGTCGATGTGTCCGTCTCGACATTCACGGGCCATAGCGAGATTGGCGATCTTTCTAGGGCAGCCGCGAAGGCGCATGATGAAATCGCCCGCATGACCTCTTTCCTCGAATGGAACCTCGAACACAGCAAGTACCGTTCGAGTGGTTATGTCGCGGACTTTCCATTCTATAGTTGTTGTCCTTTCACCAAACAGCATACCACCCTCCAAAGTTTTCCATTTCCGCCATAAGCCATTGATTCTATCGGTCGAAGCGGCGAAAGTTTTCCAACCAATGCACTGAAATCATTAAAGCAATCTCGGAATCATAATCCGCGTGTCGGGAGGTGTAAGAATACTCTTCTCACTTTCTCCGACCTAACCCCTGCACAAACAAGAACAATTAAAGAACAAAAATAACCATTCTTACAGGTGTAAGAAATATATCCATTGAAATACGCAGAAAACAAAGACAGCTCATAGTTTCAATAATATTATGCTCCTGCGGGAAATACTAGCAATAGTTGGCAGTTTAGCTGGCATTTGTGGTGGTTTGCGGCATAGATATTCTCTGGTTTTCTTACAGTGAAAGACAAAGTTCAGGCACGTTTCGTATTTTGTAAGATTATATATTAAGTGCGCCCGCAGCCTCAGAAAGATGATTGGGGTTGTGCTTGGCATAAACCTTTCTGAATGTGGTTGGCGTCATCGCAAGAAATGTGCAGGCATCTTCAATCGGAACACCACTTTCCGCCATCCATGTTGCGGCGCTGTGCCTCATAACGTGTGGTGTTATAACCTCTATTCCGGCACGTTTGCACGCTGCCCTTATTCCGGTTCTCACATCAGTGATATGGTGGCCGCCATATTCTATGACATACTGGCAGCAGCGATTGTCGTAGGCTTCTTTCAGATGTGGCAACAAGCCCTCATTGATAGCGACAAGCGCACGTCGCTTGTTCCCCCATCCTTCGCCGAAGTCGATCTTGCGGGTGTCAAAATTCACTTGGTCCCATTTAAGATCAAGGATCGCCCTGCTTCTATGCCCTGTCGCGAACCCAACACGCAGAAATAGCTTAACATGTGCTGCTGTAGCGGCTTCTATAAGCCGCCTTGCCTCGTCTTTCGTTAGCCATCTCTCACGGGGTGGTGATCTTCTCACCGGCATTTCAACAAGTATCTTTGCCGTAATATCGACTATCTTGTTCCTGATCGCCCAATTCACTATTGCCCGCAAATAGATAATGTCTGTTGCTATCGTGCTGCCGGAATTGTGATTGTGCGTCGTTGCATAGCCATTAACTAATGATTGCGTTATGTGCCGTGGTTCCAGATGCCCGAAATGCTTGTCTATTTTCTTGCAGGCCGCTCTGATCGAAGAAAAGGAGCGTCGGTCTTGTCGGGCATCAAGATATAGCGGTATCAACTCGCCTATCGTCGGGGTCGATGACGCAACAAGAGACATCTCGCCAGCTATCCATTGAGCAAGGAATCTTTCTGCTTGGTCAGGTGCTTTTGAGCCAGTTGAAACCCGTCGCGATTTGCCTTTTTCGGTCCATGTGACATAAAATGTCCCGTTTGGATGTCGCCAGAGGTGCGTTCCTGTTCCTCGTTTTCCCATGACGTCTTAACCCTTTCCCATTCTTCTTGTCTCACCCTGTAACCGCCTCCGGGCAATCTTACAGCACGAATCAGCCCCCGCACAATCCAGTCTCTTACAGTTCGGTCACTGACTTGAATGTCTTTTGCAATGTCTGTTACAGTCAAATTCATTCAGCCCTCCACCTCCAAACCGATCGACGTAACCGCCAGAACCATGCATTCCGATTTGCCTTTCCAAATGTCGGACCGGAATTCCTCGTAGACACGAACGAGCGTTTCGATATCTTCCTTGGTGAGTTTGCCTCCTCCCCCGTCAATGAAGGCCTTTCCTGCGGATGTGGCGCATTTCAGCCAAACCTCATCGTTCAATCCCACTGAGAGCCCATCAACCGGCACCACTGCCTTACGCATGGCTGGCCTCCATTAGTTCGTCGGGGATTTCGATTTCTTCACGAACACAGGAAAAGACATACGCCCTACACGCTGCCACAAGCGGGCTTTTGCATCTTGGTAATTTATGGACGCTATTTCTACCGCAGGCACCGTACCACATGTTCCCGCCCATATCGGGCTGGCTGTGGTAAAAAACTGAAATGCACGCGCTCTCAATCAACGGCCCACCATGCGCCCAGTTGCCGGATGGGTTGTATTCGCAATCATCTATGCCGACACGGATATCAGATGCGGCGAGGAGTGGCTTTGTGTCGGGTGCATCGCCAAAATTGTAGAATGTGGGGAAAGCCTTTGGTTCGCCCCACTGAACAAACGCAACTGCATAATTCAGCGCCCGCCCTTCAAGATCCGATACCTTGACTTTCACGACACCACCTCCACACGCTCAAAATCCAATTTCTCAATCCGGTCATTCGCGGCAAAGATTGCCTCTTTACCGTCCGGGCTGCGCCAACCGCGATAACCGTTTACCGTTGCGCGGGACCATCCATGATCAAGGACCATATGCAGGTCGGCGGCTGTTCTGTTAGGGGATTTGATGAGGATCATGATTTACCGCCTTTCAGGGCCTTTTGCGTTCTGTCGTGAACCCATGCCATCAGCCCTTGTTCTGGCTGGCTTGCACTGTCAATTTCCTCTAGAGCAGCCCTCAGTCGTTCGTTTTCATTCGCGCATTCCGTATTGAGCTTCTGGAACTCGTTGATTTCCTGTTCGGCTAGATCAATGCTATTCAGCAATGTCTTGATGTCGCCAAAAACCAAGTTCACCTTACCTTTGACGGTTAGGTTTTCGTTGTAAGCGCTATGCGACATGATGATGTCATCTTCAGCAAAACCGGACGCATTGCAAAACGCCTTTAGTCGCCGTTGCGCTATTCTAAAATCACTCACGCTGCATCCTCCTGGTACGGCAGCGAGACGCCAATTTCCTCTCGCGCCCATGTTTCGATTTTGGTCTGATAGTCCGCCATCTGTGCGGTGTTGAGCCATGTTGAGCTGATCCGGTCGTAAAGATCGTTGAGGAACATTGCGGCCTCTTTCGACATGCCGGCATCACGCAGGGCCATGATCGCAAGGTGCTTCTGTGTGGTTTCCTCGTGACCATCGACCAGCAGGATGCCGAGCAGGAACTTTTCCTTGCACATGCGTTTCACGTCATCGACGGAATAGCCCGTTTCATCGCTGATCATCGCCACCAGCTTGTGGTATCGACTGTTCTGGGGCAGGGACCGTTTTTTCTTGTATGCCCGCATGATGATTTCGACCGGCTTTTTCGGGTCCAGTGGAAGCTGGCGGATCTGGCTGATTGCGAAATCGCGGTTCAGTTCGTTGCGGAGGATGACGGTTCTACTCATTGAACACCCACAAGATGCCAGCCGTCATGATTGAACCGAGGGTCACGCCTGCGGCGACCATTGGCGACGTACTCAAAAAGTAGACAGATGCGATTGACCCTGATGACATCGCGAACGGGCAGATGAAATAATTAGACATCCTCTAACTCCTCCGACTTGCTCCACTCCTGTTCGCACCATTCCCGAAGGTTAAAGCCGAGCAGGGCGTTGAATGAATCCCGTCCGATAGCGTGGCGGGCATGTTCCCCGGTCCTGTGGCATACAGAACAAAGCGGGGCGATGTATCTGTGATCCCGGCGGCCTCCACACGGTTCCTTTTCGTGGTGAAGCTCGACGGGCTTGGTCCCGCAGCACAGGCAGAACATTTGCGCGATCCGGTCAGCGTGGCGCTTTTCTTGCGCGGTCATTGGTGCAGATCGGCGCGGTTTGATCCGGTTGTGCTTGCGGGTTTTGGGGATCATTTCGGAACCTTTGCCCATTCTGTTGGTTCGTTGACCCATGCTGAATACGCATCGGTTCCTTTAACAACGAACCGGCCCGGCGATGCCTGAACAAGCCAAGGTCCGATTTCATCGTAATCAGGCCCGTTTACCTCACCCTCCCAATGCCCACCACGCACGAGATATTCGCCGTGCTGTGGGGCTGTTTTGATCGGTTGCCATTCCATCCTTCATTCTCCCGGTGCTTGCGCCAGCATTGAGCGGCGGTTTGCGACTTGCTGCGCTACGTGGTTCATGATGTCAGGCCGGGTTTTCTTAACTGCCCGCGCCGTGTTCATGTGGATTTCGCGCAACTTGTTGATCTCGTCCACGCTCTGAGCTTCATTCAGCAGGGCGATAAAGCCGACTGCCCATTGATGCGCGTTTCTGGCGTGGATGGTGTATTTCATTGCTGATCGCTGAGCTTGGCGATACGCGCTTCCATGCCCTTCTTGAGTTCCAGACCGTCGCTTTTGTTGAGCGCCCAAAACTCACTGAGGCCTTGCTTGTTTTGGTGCATGAAGCTGGTGATTTCAGTCGGGCTTTCCGCGTTGTTTACAAAGTTCATGACCCGGTCAAAGAATCCGCCGACAGGAATGGCTTCAATCGGCTCACCAACCTTGAATTGGATCGAAATCGAGTTCTTGCCGTTGGTGATTGCCAAGCGGCGCTCAATCTCTGCCTGTTCAACCGCCTCAGACGCGGAAACGGTATCCATTTCCTCGGAGATATAGAGGCCGCCAAATTCTTCCGGCCAGCCTTTGCGCAAGGCCTGAGCTTCTGCGCACTTGGCGATCATGACCCGGCCCATTTTCGACCAGTTGCCTTTAGAAAGAGACATTCGCCCGGTCGGCACCCGCTTGCCTTGTGCCTGATCGTATTCCCAGTCCTCAGTCACCGGGGCAAACTCATCCCAATAGGCAACACCGGAAACCTTATTCCAGTCACCTTTGTTGTCCTGCTTGTAGCAAGTGACAACGGCCTTCTCGATGCCGAGTGGGTTCGTTTTCTCGTCCTTGAGAGCGTCGGAATAGGTGATTACCGGCTCGTTCTCATCTGGGCGATAATCACCGCAACGGGCGGCCTTTGCCCGATAGCCATCAATGCCGGTAACAACAACAAGCTGGCGCTTATCCGGTTTGTCCTTGTTTGTGACCATCGCATATATTTGGCGACGGATCGGATCAAGACCGTGGCGCTTTGCCATCTCGATGAAGAGATCGAACTCGCTTTCGTTGCAGTCTTTTGCCAGCGTGGATTTGACCAGCTTCAACTGCGCAGGGTTCATGTCAGCCGGGGCGACAGCATTCTTACTGTTAATTTTGACAACGTTGTTCATGTTACTTTCTCCGAATAATCATGTTGATGCCGCCATTCGATTTCTGGACGCCGGGGATGACTTCACCATCGTTCATGGCTTTTGACAGAGCAGCCTTGTCCAGCTTCGGGTCTTGCGGCTTCCAGAACTTCGCGGGGATCAAAGCCTCATCAACGATTTCTGCCTTTGGCTTCGTGTTGCCGATCGAAAGCGTGCAGAGGTCGCCTTTGATTTTTCCGATCTCGGCCCGAGACATCGTTACCAAGATGATCTGGCGCAAAGTGTCAGTTGAGTTATCAATCCTGCTTTTGCGCTCTTGCAGGTCCTTAATACGACCTCCTACAGCGGTGCTCATTGCCTCGCGTTCGGCAATTTCTTCCGCAATCAAAAGCAGCGCGTCGGTAAGCTCGGTTTCACCATCAAGCGTATCGAAAAGCTCTTCCGGGTCAGCATCGATGCCTTCAAGTTGTCGGCGCAACTCATCCCAGCGAGACAATTCTTGGCGAGCTTTGCTGATGGTTTTTTCAACGCCGCCCTTATCGTTCATTGGTTTCCTCCAACGAAATAGAGCCCAATACATGCAATGGTAACTACAGCCACAGGCCAAGGATGGCGGTTAACGAGACCGAATATGGCACCACAAACCACGACAGTCGCACCGGCGATCAGGACCACGCCCGCCAATATGCATACGATGATATTCTCAAGCGTCTCGGTCATTGGTTTGGTCCTTGGCTTTGGTGAGGGCGGTTTCAAGCTTGGTGCGGCGCTCGATCAGACCTTCCAGCTGGCTGCCATCCGCCCAACGGATATCCGTGTTCAGATCATCAAGCGCCTCGTCCAACGCCCCAACCAGTTCAGTGATGAGGATGTCTTTGTCGTCAATGACGTTGCCGATCTTTTTCAGGTAATCGTCTTCAATCAAGAAGTCGCCGGTCTTCCCGTCATCAAATCTCAGTCGAGCAAACTTTCCGGGATTTAACCTGCCAGTCCGGCGGTAAGAGTATAAAAACGTCCCAATCTTGTGAGGGTTGTTTTCGCCGGCATATTGGTTCTCAATGACATCGCCGAATTTGAATTTTTCACTCATTACTGAAACATCCTTCTGTGCGCCAACCACTTTCTGATCGGGCGGGTGAATTTGTGGAATAGGGCGGCCATTGAAGGCCGTCCATGCGTGCGCGGGTTTCGTTGACGTGCTTCACATATGCCGGGCGCCAGCGGAAATATGGAGCCCCGAGATATTCACGGACGTTCGATTTCGTAAGGATTGTTGTGCCTACCCGCCGACCACCGAACATTGATGCGCACGTCGCTACCGGCTCATGTTCAGGCCACATGAAGCCTTCAAGAAGGTCTTTGCGTGTTGCGATAACTTCAACCATCACACACCCCACCGTTTCAGAGTTGTCCAAGCCAGCTTGCGCAGGGATGCGCCGGACTGGCGGTTGTTGAGGATCGCGTGGGCTTCGGTGCGCCATTTCGCGATTACGGTTGCCGGGATCATGACAGCCACCCGGAAACAATCGTGACGATCTCGCGGCCTGCGTACAGGAATGCCGTGATGCCGATAACCAGCGGGCCAAGGATCGCGAGAAGCTTCACCGTTTCGTCGCGTCGCGGGTCCAGTTCCGGCTCCCACTCGCAGTCATGGACTTCTGGCGTGTGGTGGATCATGTGTTCGTTTATGCGGGTCATTGTTTGCTCCTTTGACTGGCGCTCATGACAACGCGCCCGCAGACGCGCTGCGGTGAATGTCAGTCTTTAATTTCGGTGATTTTTCCATCGGTCAGCGTGTACCAAGTGTCAGCTTTCAGGCCGCGTTTCCCGATGATCCCCGTAACGAACTTCAACGGCTTGCCGTCATTGTCATAGTGAACCAGCGCGATTGGCGTGCCATTCGCACCTTTTACTTTCGAGAAACGACCAAGAGACGCGCTAACGCCGTTGTCGCCCATGGTTTGGTCTGATGATCGATCCCCGGTGCTGGCGTTGCGGGCGTCATCCCCGGTGCTGGCGTTGTGGGCGTCATCCCCGGTGCTGGCGTTGTGGGCGTAATTCCCGGTGCTGGCGTTGCGGGCGTCATCCCCGGTGCTGGCGTTGTGGGCGTAATTCCCGG